ATCTGATCATACTCAACGAGCGACTTCTCAATCTGGCGAATGTCATTTGAGTTGGAATCAATCTTACCATTGAGAGCATACCATGCCCCGGTGATCGTGAACACGAAGAACACTAGCTGTACCAGTAGTTTCACTGAGAGAGTTATCTCCAGCGCGCTGGGATCTTTTAATGCTTTGCTCATTCACAGCACCATCCACCAAGCGATGCCAGTTTCAACGAGTAGATCAGCACCAGTGTTGTATGCCCAGTGTTTCTTAGTGCCATATGGTCGCCAGTTCTCAATGATCCATTCAAAGACTTCCCATGCCACTCCAATGATAAAAACGCCCATAACACACCAGAAATCGCTCCAGTGGAGCCATTGGAAGATCTTGCACAGGAACGCACCGGCTGCGATGTGGTAACTAGTCCAACCATCAAGCTGCCCGGTCTTGAGTTGCCATGATACAAACTTGGCGATTGGATTATTCATCTCATTGCAACCTTGTTGTTTACTAATTTATGTTTAACAATATCAATGCGCCCATGACCATCAGAATGCTTTTTAGCGCACTCATCCACAAATGCTTCTTCACACGTTTTAAATGAATCACTACGCTTAGTGATCTCTCCATCAACCCACAAGAAATAATCTTTAGCAGCACTTGGGTATGTGAGTGAACTCATGGAACCGTCAGCCAGTTTAATGGTCTTGGTCATTTCCGGCTTGTTGTTTAAGTGCAAAACAACATCGTGATCCTGGGCGCATCGGCGAACAATCATTCTTCTGCTTCTGGCTCCTCTTCTGCTTTCGCAATAGACTCTTCCATCAAGCGCACAAACCCATCCCGTGATACAGCGAGTTGCTGCTGGATGAAGTTATTTGAGTTGATCTTATCATCTATATTCTTGAGATGAATGTAGAGTTGTTTTTGTTCATCATTGAGATCATCATTTACGTCATACTCTTTGTCGTTAATGTTGAGCTTTGGTGACGTGTCATTTTCTTTTTTAGCCACTGTTTGACTCCTTGTTTGTTAGTTAATTATTCTTTTGAATCTTCGTATGCTTTTTTAACTGCATCTGTCCATAGACTACTTGCCAATGCTTTTACCTCATCAGATTCGCCACTTACATCTGCATCTGGCATAAATGAGTTTCGATGAAATGAGAATGATATTTCCTTGCCATCTTCTTCAATCGCAGTTCTTGTTCGTTGCTGAATACACTTAAACTCACCACGAACTTCGTAATCATATGTTACTTTCTTTTCTAAAGCCATTTTTGACTCCTATTGTTTGTTAAAATGTCCGTGCCTAAATCCATTAGGCATAATTAAGTTAAATAGGAGAACGTGATATAGAGTTCTCCGTCAGCCGAAATCTCTGCTGGTGATAAAGGAGTCAAACCCGCATCATCATCCCAAAGTGTTAAATAAGCAATGGAGGCACCAGCCTCAACTGATATGTTGACGCTTTGCCCAGCAGTAATGTTCAGATTTTCAGCAAGAGTGACTATTCCACCATTAGGGCCTTTACCTAAATTTGTTCCCCCTAAAGCTCTGGAAGCAAAAGGTAGTCCTGTTACATAAGACGAACCTGCGGCACTATTGAGTCCAGTTACTCTAATTTCTGCTGTACAATGAACAACATTACCTATCTTTGTATAAAACCCAGAAGTAACATCAAGAGTTAATGATACTGCACTACCTCCATTTATTCCCGCAGTCCAAGTACCTTCTTCATAATCGTCAAGAGTGTTTGCATTTGTCTCATTTGAAAAAGTGCCTGGAAATCTAACTCCACCACAAAACACTGTAGCATTATAAGACTGCCCCATATAGACTTCAGTTACAGATGTATTACCAAGTGTTACCGAGTTATTTCCTTGTCCTGCTGCACCTTGCCCTATTACTGTTTGATTAGATGCTCCATTTGCACTTACTACTGCATTGTGTCCTACTACTGTATTGCCGTCGCCAGTAGTTAAATTGTTAGAGCCTGTAGCCGCCGCCCCATATCCAATACAAGTATTATCTTCTCCTGTCGTGATGTAATAACCGCTAAATGCACCCAAAGCAGTATTATCGCCTTCGTCATCAGCGGCTGGATTATATGTGTATAAAGATGAATAACCTACTGCTGTGTTATTATCTCCTGTATTCATATTTGCCGATAAAGTATTATACCCTAATGCTGTATTCCGTTTTCCAGTTGTACACACTGCCATTGATTGATACCCTACTGCAACATTTTCAGCACCAGTTGTGAGAGACTTAAGAGCCGACCTCCCCACTGCAACTGTACCATCAATACCAGTAGTCGTACTGGCTGAACCCTTAACCGCTTCTAATCCAATAGCAACCACTCCTGCCACTGCTTGACCAGCAGGAACTGAATACATAGAATCTCCACCAATAGAGACATTATATGTGGCTGTTGTTGCCGTACCTAATGCCCTTGAACCCATAACTGTGTTCTCATTTCCTGTCGTGATTGCCGCTGACGCACCTTTACCTACTGCAACATTAGAACTGGCAGTAGTAATAGCCAACAAAGCATTTGAACCTATTCCAGTATTGTTACTATTGGCGTTATCTGACGCACCTAATCCAGCGTCCTTACCAACATAAGTGTTATCACTTCCAGTATGGTTGCCCCAACCAGCACTTACTCCTATGTTAGTATTATTATCTCCAGTTGTTAGTCTATAAGATGTTCCGTGTCCAATAAGTGTATTGTTTATCCCACCAGATGCTATGCTACCACCTGCATAATATCCGAGCAGTGTGTTTGCACTTGTACTATCTGTTCCACCAGTACCACCAGCATCATTATTCGATAGCGAGATTCGGGAATTGATGTCGAGAACCATGTTTGTAGTGAAAGTAATTGTTCCTGTGCCACTTGCGGCTGTATAGAATATATGCTTTCCGCCTGTCTGTATATAGGAACTTGCCTCATCTTCAGTAATATATGTAGGATTAGCAGAACCAGACGATTCGATATACATATTTTGAGTAATATATAGAGTATTTGAGTCATCACGATTAAATACTGCACTCGTATCACCTATCCGTAACGCCTTAATAGTGGAATAAAAGGCTTCTGGAACTACTCCAATTCCGACATTGCCAGCGTAATTTATATGCATCCTTTCAACTCCAGCCGTTACCATAGAGATAACACCAGAAGAATCTGTATTACCAGCATCAATGTCTATACGCCCACCATAACTTGACCTCTCATTGCCACTTAAATAGATAGTACCACCACGACTATTACCAACACCACCACCACCAGAAAATGATATAAGACCATTATCGCTTCCGTCTGTAGTAGCTACACCAATAGTTGAGCCTGTTGCAAAAGATAAAGCACTTTGAGGAACCGTAGTTCCAATTCCGACATTGCCATCTCCTTTAATAATAAAATGAGTATTTGCACCATCGTGGTCAGAAACTTGAAATGAAGTATCTCCCGAAGTCGAGCCCGCTGATATTTTGACTCCATAACTCCGACCATCAGTTGATTCTAAATTTCTAATCTGACTTACCCACGCATTATCCGAAACACCATCTGCAGCACTTACATCAAGCAATACACCTGGAGCATCAGTTCCAATTCCGACGTTGCCTGATGAGTCGATGGTCATACGTTCCGTACCACTTGCGGCACCATCAGCAGTGGTATAGAATACTAATTCACCTGGCATATCATTAGAGCCTGGAGTCCCGTTGATTCTTCCTCTAATCGAAGATACCTCTACAAACTCTGCACCATCACTGCCCTGAAAAGTAATGCTTCCTATTTCGTCATTATCTGCAACAATAGTGTTTGAGTTTAATGAGCCACCTCTACTTTTACATAATGCAATAAAAGGTAAATCTCCAGCAGATGCACCCGTATTCCGAGTTACCATTATACTGCCTCCTTGAGCAGTCGTTCCTTCTATCTGAAGAACACTCCCAAGAGTTGTATTAAATAAATTATTTCTAAATGTACCTGCGTTTCCAATTCCGACATTGCCCATAGCAACCAAGGCTGGCCCTGTACTATCTTGCTGTATATATAATCCAGTTGTGCCAGTAGAACCAGCATCATCATTTATAATATATAATAGATTATTAACATTGCTATCTGAATCACCACTATGAAGTATCTCTACTAAACCTCCTGTAGCCGTACTTGCTAAAGCAGTACCACCAGAATCTATGCTAATGGCGGCACCTGTAGTTAGAGCATCAGCAGATGCAATATTAATGATATTACCAGAAGTATTTGCAGGAGAGTTGAAATTCAGAACATTGTCGCTTGTACATTCTGAGTCAATTTCGATACTTGTATTATTTGTATCTTGGTCAATCTTTAAAGCATAATGAGAACCAGTCTGCTGAATTATAAGACCAGTAGTTGCACCAGCATTGGTAATCTTCATATCACCAGTTAATACTTCTGAATATGCGTAACCTCCACCGCCGCTTACAGTTAAATCACCTGAAATGGTCAGGTCGCCAGTTATTGTACCGCCTGACGCTATATGGTCAGAGGTTGTTGATATAATTGTACTTCTCATAATAACCCCCTAAGCCAGTACGTATCTGACAGTTGAATCAGAGCTTTTACGCTCCCATTGGATATATACAGTATTACCTAAAGCATTGGGAATCCGTAATGAATATATTGTATCACCACCAGCTAAATATAAATCATTATCTGTGTCAACAGCATCTGTAGTGCCATGTGCAACAATAGTGAACATAAAATATATCGGTTCACTGGTTTGTATATGAATTGTGTTATATCCACTCACATCGGCTGATGTAGCGGTAGAGCCAACAGTAACCGTATCCTGTACACTCCAACCTGCGGCCGTGTCTGCATTAAGCGACTCGTGTGCTCTGTATTTTTGTAAGTTTGCCATGATATTCTCCTATTTATTGGATCCAACTTGCGAGGCGAGAATGCTCCTTATTTGGATCCGTTATTAATTTACGTTAATTTAAGTTAACATACTAAAACTTTGAACCCTAAATGGGCCCTTTTGTTTACCTGCATGAAATTTTTCAGTAATTGCTCTAAATTCTCTCATAAAATATTCTTTAGTTTCTATCTCTCCAATATCTTCTGCATACTTAGCTTTTACATAGTATACAACAGCAGTTGCCAGGTATCTTGGAATATCCAATTCATCATCTTCATCATTAAGAACATCTACATTATAGTATAATTCTGGACTTTCTTCAAACTCTTGTTGTACAGTAGCACTATCACTACACTTAGTATAAAGAGTTACATATCCCGTACCAGCTTCCTTTACTTTATGTAATCCATTCCATTTACCAGCTTTCCTTAATACTATATAGCTTCCATCACTTAAACTTTCAGGAGATGCAGAGTAATTATCATCCCCTTGATCTATAAGTTTTAGTAGCCCACCAAGAGATACATACGTGTCTATAGCAGTATTCTTATCATCAGTTTCATTTATAAAATAATCAGGACTATGTACATACTGTATTTCAAGGCCATCTGCTATACTCTCCTTGGGACTCTTCCATAATAGACGACCAGCAATGCCTAAATCATTCAATCCAGGCTGTGTAAGAGTCTGACCACTTGAGAATACTAAATCCTTCTGTACAATAGCAAGTTTATTACCCTTTAAATAATATGCATATTCTTTGCTAGTTGCCATCTGCGTCCTTCCTTATAGGTTCACCTATCATTCTTGGTATGGATCGGTATTCATTATCAACATTTAGATGATTCTTACATCTAATATCAAGTACTTTGAGCATATCACTTGGAAACTCATAGAATCTTTGATCCGCAGTAATATCAATCCTTTCAGTATTAACATGAGTTTCTGAGATCATGTTCATTTCTTCAAGAGCATCCTTAATGTAAGTTATAGCTCTTCCAGTATCAGTTACACCTACTCTTTCCATTATTTCTAATACCTTCATTATCCCTCCAATACAGTTACTTTTGCTGATAATTCTTTAACTGCTTCTACGAGTAATGGTATAAGAGTACTATAAGACACTCCCCACTCGCCATCTTTTGATGTATCTACAGCTTCTGGCAATACTTCATTAACTTCCTGAGCTATGCATCCTATTCTATTCCTATCTCTTGATGGAATTGGTTTAGAACCATCAGGCTTATACTTCTTCCACTTAAAGTTCACGCCTCTAATACTATTTACCTTACTCAAAGCATCTGATATACTTGATATATCTGTTTTTAATGATATATCTGAAAGACTAGTCCAATCCGTAGCATCCTGAGCTATATAAACACCAGTGTCACTCTCTTCGTCACGAATGTATAATCTATCAGAAGAACTAGTTGAATTAAATATTTCCCATCTCATAGTACCACCATCCAAGATTTTTAAACCAGAATCTTGAGCACCATCTATATAAATCCAAGCATTTGTAGAATTTCCTGTACCATTACCTTGAATATAAAGACTGGATGCAGCATCAGGACTAGATGTACCTATGCCAATATTATTAGCTGAACCATCAACAAATAGAGCATTTATATTTCCATTAGATTCTACTCTAAAATCTACACTTGCACTTGATTCATTTATCACTACCTCAGTATTTGTTTTATCAAGACTAAGCATGTGAGTTCCACCAGCAAAAAAATCCATAATATCAGCAGCCGATTCGTCTATATATGTATGAGTTCCACCATCAAAATATAATTTATCTGTTGCGTCTATTGCTATTGCAGTAGTTGATATTGATAGTGATGAATCACTCCCATCACCATCTTCTACTTTTCTTAATGTTCCATCTACCCCAGTTGAATCTATTTTTAATAATAGGGGGTATGTATCTTTTATTGCTGTACTTGCTAAAGTTGCCATTTCAGTTTCTCCTATTAAGGCATTATGCTTTTGCTATTATCCATTCTATTGTTGCTTTACCTGAGCTTTTTACAAATACTTCATTACACTCTAAAAGTGTTCCATCTCCTCTTAAATGTACACTACCTCCAACTGGTATTACTATATAATAATTACCACCCGTTCCATTTAGGGATACTGATACTCTGCTTGCTCCAAGATTTTTTATGTATAGAAATGCTAAGTCACTTGAATCTTCTGTTAATTGAATTGGATCTGTTTCTATATTAAGAAAACCACTCCATAATTCACCAAATAAATCCCAATTATCATCTTGGTCATCCCAAGTTGCATCTTGATGAGCAAATGATGTCCATCCATCTCCCCATTGAGTTGTATTAATAGTTGCAATACCCTTACCACCTAAAGCCCCATTTGGACTAGCTTGGAAAGTTGTTTGTCTTACAGAAGTTTCTTCCATTTCAAGAGACTGAGTTGGGACTACATATGTACTAAATATTACTCTTCTTGCATTCGGCATTATGTTTCCGTAAAGTGCTCTATTGTAGAAGTTCCACTTCTTGTTTTTACTCTTACATCGGCAGATGTACTAATTTCTGATGCAAAAGCTTCATTTTCAGAAAGCAATATCAAATAATTGCTATTATCTAAAGTAACTAAAACATTAGTAGATCCAGTATTTTTTACATATACAAAATCTTTGCTTGATGCTATTTGAGTTGCTGATGTTGATATACTTGTTCCAGTAGCAAGAGTTCCAGTCGCTGAAAGAGTAGCAGATGTTTCAGCATCTCCAGTTAACTTTCTACCACAATCACTATCTAAATAATATCTACCACCAGAAGCAATTTGCTCTTGTGGTGTACAATGGTTCTTGTACCTTACTTTGTATGTTGTTGCCATTATTATTATACACCAGCTATCATAACATTTACTTTTGCTTCTCTTGTTCCATTACCATAATTAGCATCAAAAACTTCAATATTTGCAGGTGATTCTCCCGCACTTAATGGAATAACAACTCCTTCTCCAGGCGTTAATAATGCATGAACTTCTGAATTTATTTGTACAGTAATTTCACTAGCAGATCCTACTGATTGTTCAACATATTCAACTGCTACAACATGAGCTGTAGTTGGAATAGTCCCATCACTAACATCAGAAGCTTCAGTCCATCCGCTATCCCCTATACCATCAGCAGAAGTTGCAGAAACAACCACACCTTTCCAATAACATACATCTGCATCTGTATATGCTGTTGCTATATTATAACTTCCTCCCCATGAGCGTGAGTCAGCATTACCATCTAATATTTTATGTGTGTATGCTATCCCCTGTACTGTAACATCATTATCTTGCACAACTTCACAAGAAGTATGTATTCTAATTTGATTTGCCATTCTACCTCCTTTGTTGTGATTGTGATGCCATCTGCATGCCAATCATTTTTGAATTGTTCTGAACATAACTTTGTACTTCAGCAACAGCCCATTTGTAATATTTATCAGCTTCTACTGCATAAACTTGAGCCTTCTGTGAATTTAAGGCTGTTTTTTGAGTTTCTGAAGCTACTTCTGCCTGGTATTTCTGTAAATCAGCTGTATACAAAGCAACTTTACTTTGGTATTCCTGTACTTCTTTGTTAAGTGTATTAGTAAAATCCTGTACTTCTTTATTTACATCAGCCTGGTATGATTGAAGTTCTGCTGAATACTTTTGGATCTTAATACCATTATCTGCTATAACATCCTCTATCTGTTTTGCAGCGTTAGCTAAAGCTAATACTTGATCTTGTGCTTTATTAAACTTATCTACATCTGTAGTTAATGAAGCCTCTTGTTGAGCATCTTGAGCATCTAATTGAGCTTGATTCAATGCTTTTTGAAGATCTGAATTGTGTTTAGCTAATTCAGCTTGAATATTAGCCTGATATCTTACATTATCTTTGTTAAACTCATTTAATTCATTCTGTATATCTAATTGATACTGCTGTAATGAATCATCTTCGGTTTTAGACCAAGCAGCAATAACACTTTGTAATTCTGATTGATAACGAGAAAGCTTTTGAGTATATTGTTGTACTTGACCATTAATATCATTTTGATAATTTTGTAATTCTGCCTGATATTTCTGAATTTTAATACCATTATCAGCTATAACGTCTTCTATTTGCTTAGCTGCATTCTGAAGAGCCAAAGCTTGATCCTGTGCTTTATTGAATTTACTTACATCTGTAGTCAATGAAGCTTCCTGCTGTGCATCGGTTGCATCCAATTGTGCTTGTGTTAATACTTTTTGAAGGTCACTACTATGTTTTGCAAGTTCTGCCTGTATATTAGCTTGATATATAGAATTTTCCTTATTGAATTCATTTAACTCATTTTGAATATCTGCTTGAAAAACTGCTATATTATCTGCTTCAGTTTGTTGCCATGCTGTATAAGCTGTACCTACTTCTAATTGATATCTGGACATTTTAGCCTGATATTCTTGAACTTCAGTTACAACTTTTGCTTGGTATTCCTGAATTTCTCCAGAATACTTCTGTAATTTTTGAGCTTCTTCAGCAGATTCTAATTGTGCATTCTCAATGGATTTTTTCAGTTCTACTTGATATACTGCATTCTCTTTATTATACTCATTTAATTCATTTTGAATATCTGAAGCATATTTTTGTAAATCTGTCTGTCTTTCAGCTTGCCAGACCTGCAGATCACCTTGAAGGTTTTGTTGATACTCTTGAACTTCATCAGTTACTTCTGCTTGATATTTTGCAATTTTTTGCTGAAATAACTGGAGTTCTAAAGTATAATCCTGTATTGATGCTTGCAAAGTTAAATCAGCTTCTTTCTGAGCATCCTGCATATCTATCTGTGCTTGTTGTAAATTTCTTTGTATTGCTGCTTGATATACAGCATTACCTTCATTGAATACATTTAAAGCATCCTTAACTCTTGCTTGATACTCTGATACTTTTATCTGAGCAGAAGATAATCTAGTTTGAACTTCACTAGCATATCCCTGTGCTGTTTGAAGATAACCTTGAGATTGAGCAGACATAGCAGCTATTTCTCCCTGATAAACTCCAAGTTCTGCCTGATATTTCTGTAATAACCTAGCATCTTCTTCATTATCAAAATCAGCATTCTTTAAAGATTTTTGAAATTCTATCTGATATTCTGCATTAGCATCATTAAATTTATTTAATTGATTCTGCATAGCTGTACTATAAGCCTGTATATAAGTAGCTATCTTCTGTAATTGTACCTGAGCTAATTCTGGATCTTCTTCATTCTGAATCATATCTCCAGCAACTTGGAACCATTTTAAAGGATCAATATTTTCATCATCAAAATCATAATCCAATGCAGTCCAAGTAGCAGTATCAAGTTTAGTTAAATCTACAGATGTACTATCAGATCCAGTTGTTGTAATAGCTGGTGCCGTATACACAGGTGCACTTGTACTAAATGATACAGATGTACCTGTAGATAAAGTTGGACTATCTGGAGGTACTGGAATTACATCTACTGTTGCATTAGCAAGATCAACATTTGCGTTGATTGCAGTTAAAGCTGTAGTAATAGCTGATGCTTCAGAAGGATATTCTGTAGCCCATACAACACCACTTATTGTTGTAGTAGGTGTAGTATAATCAGGAGCAGACGGTAAAGCATCTATTGTAATTGCTCCAACAGAACCACCAGATATTGAAGGACTCGTAGGTGGTGCTGGAGCAATTGCTTTAATAGTTAAATTACTAATAGATGGTGCATCACTTAATGTTATTACAGGTTTTGTATATGTAGGAGCTGTTTGACTAAAACTTACCGTAGAAGCTGTAATTGTAGGTACTGTTGGAGCAACTTCAGAAATACTAAATGCTCCTGGATCGCTATCATCAAAAGGATTTTTAGAACCACTTTCAAAAAAATCATTAAATGATGTTTGAGTCGTTAATGTAGGTTTTGTGTACGCTGGAGCATTTCCACTTATATCAGCTTTTGAAACTGCTGTAACTGTTATAGCACCAATAGATGAAGCAGAAGCATCTGCATTAGTTGCATCTGTGTAAGATACTGTATTTATACTTCCCATAATAGGAGCAACAACAGAAATAGTGAATACACCAGGATCACTATCGCCAAATGAATTCGTAGAACCATCAAAGAATGTATCAAAAGAAACTCTAGTTGTAAGAGATGGTTTGGTATAAGTTGGGACATCACCGCTTATATCAGCTTTTGAAACAGATGCTACTGTAATGGCACCAATAGTAGATGCAGTAGAATCAGCATTAGTTGCATCTGAATAACTTACTGTAGATATAGTAGGTGATGAAGGCCCTATTGAATTAATTGATAAATCACTACCAAAATCAGGAGCAACAGGTGCTATAGGAACTGCAACATCACTCCAAGTTGGTACAGCTGAAGTAGCCAATTGTGTAAATTCTTTTGCACAAGCATGAAAAACAACAGCATTTCTTAAATCAGAATCATCATCTATCTTTAAAAAATCTACATAATTTACTAATACTGTTTCACTTGCAGTAGGATCTGGTTTTACTACTACTTTACTACCTGCTTGTGTATAATATTTAGGATATGTTTTAGTTGCTAAATGCATACTGGAAGAATTAGCAATAAATCCCTGCATGGATTCAGGTACTTCTTCAGCACTAAATCCATTTCTTTGTACATCTAAAATATTGTCTGTTGGCTGTGGTAAAGTTACAGCAGTTGGAGAATCATCTCCACCGTGAGTCGCACTTGCAGTACTTGTTCCAGCCCAATGTAATAAATTTTTAGGAATGCTTGAGACTACAAATTTCTGAGCACTCTTAACGAACTGGTCATCAGCATCTGAAACACCAGTTACATTTTCTATATCTAATTCTATATTTGTTGTAGCCATTTTAAATGAATATGGGGGGACAATGAAGCCCCCCCAATATTTCCATCCTTATATCATGCTATTAATCATGAATTTCAGATTAAACTAACTCGATACTTACAGCGTCGATTCTTACTTCGTTATCAGCATGAGCAGCATCCCAATCAACATTTAGAGCTACAGCCAAAGTGCCTGTAGTATCCATTGACGTTAATGCTGTCGTAGCCATAACAACAGTAGCACCTAGTGCATCTGTTCTGATTTCAGAAATTGCTGTACATGTTCCAGAACTACCTGACTTTGTTACATGAACATCAGCCCAGGCATATACTACATCACTATCAGCAACATCAAGAGCTGCTCCAGTAGCAATAGCCGTACCACCAAAATTAAGGATAGGTGTTAAAGTATCTGAACCATTGCTGTCAACAACTGTACAGTAAACTTTAATCCTAACAATATCCCCTTCTTCTAGTTTATTAGCTGGAATGTAATAAGAAAATAGATCTGCAGCTGTAGTCGTGTTTTCATGTTCACGACCTGTACCAGCTTCAGAGAACAATTTCTCGCCAATTCTATTATCGAAACTATTTTGTCCATACATTGGATTTGCCATTATATTCCTCCTTATGTCCAGATAGCATGGGATTCGGCCATTGACCATTCCATACCAGCTTCGGTTAAGATCTGATCTACTCTGCGGTCAACACCTGAATTCTCAAGTGTTTGAACACCAACATAAATAGATGTATCACGATTAAGTCCATTACCAACAAGAGGTCTGTAAGCACAGTTCTTCAAGTTGACACCTAACATCTTAACATTAGTTCCATCCAGATGCACATTCCGTGCAACATTCATGTCACCATAAACAGTTGAGATTGATGTAATATCAACACCAAAGACCTTCTTACGTCCTGTAATACTCATACTTGCTGAAGTATGACTATCAGACTGTCCTGCTGTTGTATTAGGTGATCCACCTGACCAAGGCTGAACAGAACCAATATTGTTAGCAAAGTATCCACTTAGCTTATGCAACCAGTTGTATACTTCTGTGGAACAGAAGAACAATGTTGCTGAACTGTTATTGTAGCGAGGATCAAGAAGATTAGACAGATCGTCTAAGAAGCTATCTTGAGACTTTGTTGCCACAGCCAAACTAAATGCATTACCATAGCTTGAAATGTAATCAACAGCTCCTTGAGTGTATTGAACACTATCACCATCTGTATACTGAGATCCAAATAGTAATGATGTTTCAATATCCCACTTATGCTCGATCAGCTTTTCACGCCAAACACGTGCCCACTCACTGGATTCAAACTTCAATACTGTAGCACGAGCCGTATTGGTCATTGCCATTGAAGTCTTCCAGATCTGAGTAAGACCATGATTGCTTTGATAAGGTTGATCGATCCAGGTTTCTGGAAAACCAGAACCTTCAGCATGTGCTGAACCAACTACATAAGTCCTGGCTCTTTCAAGTGTACTTGCAATAGATTTATCAGCAACAACTTCGTCACCAGCAGAATCGCCAGAAGGACTAAAATTATTGTCATAAAATCCAGCATAGCCAACATAACTTGAACTTGAAGCTTTAACTACCTTACATGTAACCACTGCAGGATATTTACTATCCTTTGCAGAGCTTTCCCATGTAGATGCATCAACCGCTGAAATCCTGGCAAGCATGTAACTTGAACCCCATGATGTAGCCGCACTTGCAGAATCTGTCATAGTAGGGATCTTGATTATTTGACCTGGAATAAAGAACTTTGGTGTAGTTCCACTTGCTCCAACATCAACTTTGTTTGACGTGTTACCATAGATATTCTGTACGTTACCTTGATACTTATAATCACCTGCCATATACAGTTTTAAAGTATCACCAACAGCTACAGAAGATCCAGTACCACCGTCATTATACGCTTCAATAGTATCATCTCCAAATTCATCTGTACCATCATTTTGCACATAACCCATTACATAGGCGTATCTCTTGTTAAACGAAGGACGTTTCTCAGTAAACTTAAACTGAGGATCGTCTGTCGGTTTTTTTGCCGCCTGACTCAGAAATCGAAAGAAGGGATCTTGAGGGATAGCTAGTTCAGATACACGACTACCAAAGTTATACTTTCTCCGAATATCACCCGTAGAAAGATTGGTACTGGTACCTGGGCCTCGCCCGTCAAAGTCCGCCACAGTGAGATCTGTGTTAGGCGTTATAACTGATACATAATCAGCCATTACGAACTCCTTTATTTAAAGTTCAGACAGACGACATAAAATTTAGTCTATCCGAACAGGTTGTCTAATTCACCGTCAGTACCCAAGAGAGCATCAAAGACAGAATTTTCTGAACTTTTCTCTTGAGCGTGACTGTTTGCTCCGCTGACTGTAGACGGCATGTTCCTGACATTTTTCATCTGACCAAGCATATCTTTCTTAGTAGCATCAGCAACATTAGAAGCAACTTTCTGCTTATTCTTCAGGTAATTGATATCATCTAGAGTAAGAGTATGTGTTTTTGCCCAATCCACCATTTGCATGTATTCATCATCGGACATACCAGATTCCTTACGGAATTTAGTTTCTTCATCTAAACGCTTTCTTTCAACTGCCTGTTGAGAAGCACGTTCCTTTTCACGCTGCATCATACCACCTACCCTCTGCTGGACAATTTTATCAACATGAGCATTCATCAGCTTTGCACTATCCGAATCTGGATCAGACATCGCCTCCTGCTCATTGTACATAAAATCCTCATCCAGACCAAGGGATGATTGGATGCTCTTTGACGGTTGCCCGCCATTTACCAGATAGTCTCGGACATGCTCTACCAGCCCGCTATCGTTTTTCATTGCTTCAAGAACAGGAACAAAAGGTTCTACACTCTTGTACTGTTCAGCGAGCTTGACGGCTTCACGACTGCTGTCTGCATATCGTTTCTTGTAAGGATTACCGTCATTGTCCCAGTCCACACTATTGGAGCCAACACTTTCTTGGGTGCGAGTTACCTGTTCGGGATCGCTATTTTGGGGTTGGGTTGCCTCAGTGGTTTCTTGTACTGCTCCGTTTACTTCATTCTCTAGAGCGTCAAAAAAAGATGCTTCAGAAGAGCCAAAGACTGCTTGTTCTGTACGATCAATAGATTGATCTTCAGAAACCTGCTCTGGGTTACTTACTGATTGTTGAACTAATTCGTCCATTGTTTACCTCTTTTTAGTTATACTGTTGAATAATTTTACGAATTTTTATTATTACTTTGCAATTGATTTCTAGCCTTTTGTATCTCTAATTGCATTTCTTTCTTTTTAGTTGCTGCTTCATTGCCCATTACATTCTGTAAAAGCTTCTGTTCTGCTTCAGTCTGCCTGTATGCATCTTGGGTATCACCCTTGACTTGTTCCTTCTGTTTGGTGATTTCCATCTCAGCCTGCATAACCTTGCCTTTAATACCAGCCTGGACAAGTTGCCTTTCTAGAGTTTCAATAGTGCCTTCCTTGTCTTTCATGGCTTCCTGAAGCTGTTGCAGTTGTCCTTGTAATTGAGAATATAAACTCTTTCTCTTGGCAATAAGATCTTTCTTCTTAATATCTGTTTCAGCTAATACAGCAAGATCATCTACTACTCCAAGTTGTAATAACTCTTTTAATTCTGCCAGGTATGCCCAGCGATTAATTGGAAGAGTGGATCCAGATATAATCCTTACATCAAACTTAGCAGCAGAATAATCCATTGATTTACTAATAGCTTCTCCCATATCATTGAATATTGGGATATTGATCTCTACTTCACGATCTTCCTGCAAAGCAGAAGGCTGAACTATCCTGAATCTTTTATTTGCACTATAAATAGCTTGTGAATACTGCATAACAACAGTACCTAGTTGTTTTAATGCAGGTTCTATTGAATTCTTCATCCATTGTTTTACACGCCTGGTACCATACTCATCCAAAGCAAGCATACCACGAAATGTTTCATGCTGTTGTTGAGTATCACCCTGCATAGAAGAATAAATACCAGCAAGGTATTCCATATCTGATTTACCTTCCTGAACTATAGTAAAGAAAGCGTTAGATAGGGGAGCAGGCATTACAGGAGTTGGTCTTTCTGCTCCAGGTCTTACAGGAAGTAATGCTCCTGGTGCGGCTGAATATTTCTCCCACATTTCTGCATCAATACTACCTTCTTCAAACATCCACCGTAAGCTGCTGCCTAGCGATGCATTGTGCACCATGATCTGATGTGACTTATTGATCTCTTTCTGTTTACCTATCAGCGGGCTTACGGCAGAAATCGGAAATGGAGTCCCAGTCCATTTGTAGTGAAAGGGAACAATGGGGTACTCTGTCACATTCTCTGGAAGAATGTATTCATAAAGTAATTGATCGCCAGCAATACAACATTGACGTATCCTGACACCATAAAATTTTACAGCATCAACTATGTTAACTGCAAATGTTTTATCTTTCAAAAGCACTTTATATTCTTTTTCAGAGATAACTTTATTCTCAATCTTGGACTGAGCTGCCTGTAATTCACTCATATATTCCTGCTCGGCAACCTGTAATTGCTGTTGCATCATATCCTGAGCTTTCTGCATCTCAAGTTCATATCTCTCGGGAATCATCTTACCTTCAGCCACAGCCTGTTCCATCTGCTGCTGTTGTTCCATGAGTTGAACTTCCATCTCAGACTGCATCTCTTTCATCCTTACCTGAACCTGCTGTTGAATAGCCTGAAGTTCTTCAGGACTTGGCGGTACACGATAAAAAACATTCATATATGCGATTTTAATCTTTTCATATACTTCAAAGAACTCTACCAGTGGTTCCTGTTCACCCTCAGCAGTAATACCCATATCATCCATTGTATCATCATCATACAGAAAGGTTTTCTGATCGCCTGTTCCTATAGGTCTTCTTGTATAGGAAAAGTTTGCATTCTCATCACTACTTGATTTATCAATCTTTCGTTTATGTTCTGGAAATAGTTTGACCAGATGACTCTTAGGCAAGACTTTCCTTATCATAATATATGATGCATCCCTGAACATAATATCTCTTGACTTCTCATCAACATATATATCAAACGGTTCAGGCTGCCCGATCTTAACTTCACCCATCCCGTTATCAGCATCCTTATCTATCTCTACCATCAGATAACCAAGACTTTTAGTTATAGAATCATTTACAGCATTAGAATAAAGAGTATCTCCATCTGACTTACCCCAGATATAATCTGCTATATCACTAAAGACTGCAGCTACGTCTGTATCACTGCCTTCTACACCAACAGCCTGCCATCTTGGGTTATTAGCAGTTGCATAGTAATTCAACATTTCCACTACAGGTAGTATCCTGTTAATTGTGAATGTTGGCATACCCTGTTCACGAAGAGAAGCAACTTCTGTTTCCTTAAGCTGTTCATCATGTGCAAAATCATATCCTTCCTGATTCACATTCTGCCATTGCTCTCTTGTATAATTGTTAGTATAGTTAAATAACTGCCGAATCATTTCGGCTTTTTTCTTTTTAGCCATTATTTATGTACCTTTTTTAAAAATTCTTTAGTTGCCACTATGCTACCACCCAGTCTTTTACCTTAGGCTTACGCTTATACCAGTCTCCAGCCTTATCCTTCTTAGAATTCATAGGTGGATGTGCAAACTTACAAGCATATGCTAATGCATCAATAGTATCATCATGTGCCATACGAGGGCCAAATGTTATAATCTCC